GATGATGGGAAATGGCTTCAGGAGATCTACAGGAACTGTTTCTGGAAGAGTGAGATCACAGTTTTGCAGAATGGAACTACAGCAACGCAGAAGAATACCTACACAGTACGAATCCCTGCAGAGAGAATTTGTGCCGGTATGACAGTGTGTGAGGGCGACATCGTGGTCCTTGGTGAATGCCATGAAGAGATTACAGGAAAGAGTCCAAACACGGCTACTGAACTGTTGAGAAGACATAAGCCGAATGCATTCCGCGTGACAGCGTTCTCTGATAATACTGGGCATCGATTGGGTAAGCATTACCGTCTGGGAGGATAATGATGAAGTTTTCATTGAACTGGAATAAGCCGAAGAAGACAATCTCTTTCGAAGCATCCGGAGGAGTGCATGGAAGATTGTTCCTGGCGAATGAAGCCAAGCGGCTGATGGATCCTTATGTGCCGGCTGATAACCTGATCCTGGCACAGAATGTCAGGACTTATGTAGAGAATCACGTTGGAATCGTAGAATACATGTCTCCTTATGCGCATTATCAGTTCGAGGGAGAGGTGTATGTTTCTTCCATAACCGGCAGTGCCTGGAGCCATGGGGAATATAAGATTCCTTCTGGTAAAGAGATGGTACACAGTAAGTTCAGGCATCCGCTTGCGACGTCACACTGGGATCGGGCTATGAAGACAGCCAGAAAAGGGGATCTTTCCCGTGCTTATCAGGCTTATCTGAATGGAGGGATTGTATGACCAAGCATGATGCGATGGAGGCATTCTTTAAGCCGAAGGTAGAGGAACTGCTTGGAAGTATGCTGAAGTTTAATTTTTCACCGGAGTCCCCGGACGAGGTGGCATTTATCACAAATTATTCTGACAAGCTCCGGAAGAAGTACGTCCGGGTAGGAGCAGAAAAGGAATATGGCTTTACAATCGTGATTGTGAAGGAATATTCCAGCGATGCGGATGATCTGAACCTGGAGGCTATGAATTTTGCCCAGGCATTTATGGACTGGGTGGATGACCAGAATAAAAAGAAGAATTATCCGGAGTTCCCGGATAATTGCCAGATTAAAGAAATGGAAACACTGCAGAATATGCCGAATCTGGCCGGTATCAATGCAGAAGAAGGGCTTGCACGGTACATGGTACAGTGCAGGCTTATTTATTTTGAAAGCGAGGTATAGAGATGAAGTTAAGTGAACTGATGAAGGACGTCACTCCAAATGCCCAGTATACAGGTTGGACAACCAATGATGACTTTGTCCTGGCAATAGACCTGACTCCGGGAGCTGCTCAGGCTACCGAAGAGAGTGCCTATGGAGTGGTGCAGATGGGTGTTGCCGGTCTGGATGCACAGATGAACCCGGTTACCCAGGATAAGCAGTATATCCGTGCGGGACAGTCCACCCAGAAGACCGGAACCCAGAGATCTTTTACCATTTCCGGAGACCGGTATGTGGGAGATGAGGTGCAGGACTATATTTTCAGCCATGATATTAAATATGGAACTGGAAATACCGTAGTGACCAATTATGTGTACTTTAACATTCTGACCGGTAAAGGCGAAAAAGGGACCTGTTCCATTATCGTAAACTCTGATGGTGGCGGAAATGCCGGTGAGTCTGCAGGTATTGATGTAGAGTTCAAGAAGATCGGATCCACTCCGACAGAGTACACCTACAGCGCAACCTAAGGAGGAAACAGATCATGCAGATGATTCAGGTAAAAATTCACGGTGAGATCTTTGAGGGGGATTTTTTGAACCCTATAGTAGCTGAAAAATATGAGCAGGCGATTGAAAAGGCACAGAAAAAGGCAAGTGAAGATGTAAAGGGCGAGAGTGGATCTGCAGGATTGCGCAGACAGTGCAATGCGATCAGCGAGTGTATTGATACGGTGCTGGGAGCAGGAAGTGCGGAACGTCTCATGCCAGAGGGAGCTGACCTTCTGACTTGTCTGGATATCTTTGAGGAACTTTGCTACATGAACGAAAGACAGGTGACTCCGTTGCTTCAGAAGCGGATCCTGAAGTACAGTGCACAGAGGGCGGCAAGAAATGGAAAATCTGCTGGTTGATGAACTTCCTGAATATGTGTTGATCAATGGAAAGAAGTACGGGATCTCATATGGATTCCGTACTTCGATCCTGTTTGAACTTCTGATGCAGGATCCGGAATATTCAGATGCTGAGAAAATCCTGTATGCAATGGATCTGTATTATCCGGGAGAAAAACCTGATGATCTGGAAAAAGGTCTGCAGGCGGTTCTGGATTTTTACCACTACACAGGGAAAGAAGAGACAGTCTTAGACAGGGACAGACGGCAGATGAAAGAGCAGAAACCGCTATATTCCTTTGAGGAAGACGCACCGTACATCTATGCTGCATTCTTGCAGCAGTACGGGATCGACCTGAACAAAATCGAATCAGAAGATCTTCACTGGTGGAAATTCTCAGCCTTATTCCAGTCACTGGGAGAAGATATGAAGATATCCAAGATCATGTATTACCGTGATGTGGATCTTCGTGGAAAAAGTAAAGGAGAGCGGGCATTTCTGTCTGATATGAAGAAGAGGTATGCTCTGAAATGCAGCAGAAATATTCATACGCAGTTTTCTTCGTTGGCTCAGCGGGATGCGAAGATGAAAGCATATGTGGAGAGACGGTTTGCAGCAATAGAAACGAGGTGAGAGCGTGGCGAGTGACGGTACTGTAAAGATATCAACAGAGCTGGATGAGAGCGGAGCGAAAAGTGGACTTGATAAGATGGAATCCCTGGTGTCAAAAGGGATGAAAGGAATAAAAACGCTGGCAGCGACAGCAGGAAAAGCAGTGCTTGGCGTAGCTGGCGGACTTGCCACGCTGGGAGGCTATGGCTTGAAAGTCGGTACGGACTTTGAATCCGGAATGTCCAATGTAGCTGCAATCTCCGGTGCAACTGGGGAAGAACTGGATGCACTGACACAGAAAGCGCAAGAGATGGGAGCTAAGACAAAGTTCTCTGCTACAGAATCCGCTCAGGCTATGGAGTACATGGCAATGGCCGGATGGAAGACGGAGGATATGCTGGGTGGTATCGAGGGTATCATGAGTCTTGCGGCAGCTTCTGGAGAGGATCTTGCGACAGTATCTGATATTGTGACGGATTCTCTTACCGCTTTTGGTCTGCAGGCCAGTGACAGTGCACATTTTGCAGATGTGCTTGCGAAGGCAAGTTCCAGTTCGAATACAAATGTCAGCATGATGGGCGCAACCTTTAAGTATGTAGCACCTCTGGCAGGAGCTATGGGCTACAGCGTGGAAGATGCTGCTGTTGCAATCGGGCTGATGGCAAATGCCGGCATCAAAGGTGAACAGGCTGGTACGTCTCTGAGAGCTGTTCTGCAGAGGCTGGCAGATCCACCAAAAGATGCGGCTGCTGCGTTGGATGAAATGGGAATCAGTGCAACCAATGCGGACGGAACGATGCGTCCGCTGTCCGATGTGCTGAAAGATCTTCGGGAAAAATTCGGCGGTCTGTCGGAATCCCAGAAGACAACCTATGCTTCGAGTATCGCAGGCACCGAGGCTATGTCAGGACTGTTGGCAATCGTCAATGCATCCGATGATGATTTTCAGAGCCTTAGTGATTCCATCAACAATGCTTCTGGAGCTGCAAAAGAGATGGAAGAAATTAAGATGGATAACCTGAAAGGACAGGTTGATATCTTAAAATCTGGAGTCGAAGGTTTTGGACTTCTGATTTATGACGAAATTCAGGATCCAATGAAAGGTGCAGCGAAAGAAGGAATCGCTGCGATTGATGAGCTGTCCGGAGCTTTGAAGGACGGAGGACTGTCCGGAGCAGTGGAACAGGCAGGTGAGACCTTTGCTGATCTTTCAGTGGCTGTGGCTAATCAGGCGCCTAAGATGACGGAAGCGGCAGTGTCTTTCATAGTTTCCTTTGTAAAGGGAGTAAAAGATAATGGCCCGAAATTGAAACAGGTAGCAAAGAGTCTGGTTCAGACGTTCGCTACAGAGGTGACGAAACTTCTGCCGGAATCTGTAAGGGAACCAGTCAAAAAGGCGATTGAGGAAATCGGAGCTTCTTTTGATAGTGGAGGATTCAATTCGGCTATTAAATATGCGGGGCAGCTGATCAAAAATCTTACAGATGTAACTGGAAAAGTGGCAGAGAAAGCGTTCCCACCTTTTATCAAGGTTCTGGATCTGGCAGCTGATAATCTGGATACATTAGTGCCTTTGACGGTAGCATATTACACTGCCATGAAGAGCTACACACTGATCAGTAAGGCTGCTTCGTTGATTCAAAAGCTTACATCCGCTTATAAGGCAGCATCTGCAGTGTCGGCTGCGTATGTCGCTGTAATGACTGCAGAAGGAACGGCAGCAAGCGTTAGTTCCACAGCCCATCTTTTACTGGCATCTACAATGTCAGTCAGTGAAATTGCCATCGGAGTTCTGACTGGAAGGGTATCCCTTGCGACAGCGGCACAACTTGCCTGGAACGCGGCTCTGAGTGCGAATCCATTAGTGTTGGTTGCCACTGCTGTAGCGGCAGTTGTAGGCGGACTTGCACTGTACTGTACAGCCGCAGGAACTGCAAAGGAAGATACAGACAGCCTGGCAGAATCAAATGAAAATCTGGCGGGAAGCTATTCTGGAATTGCAGATGCTGCAGCTGAATTTCAGGAAGGTATTTTCCAGGCGGGAACACTGTTTGATGAGTTCAATAATGCAATCATCGTGTCAGGGGAGAAACAGCAGGAGCTGGCTGACAGCATGGATTCTATTCAGAAACAGATCACGGATATCACAGGTACCTATGTGGATGAGAGACGTCAGCTGACAGATTCGGAGATCGCGGAACTGGACAGGCTCTTTGAAACTATGCATGAGCAGGCGGCCAGAGAACTGGAATACCAGCAAGCGTATCAGCAGGCTACAGAAGAGCGTGCTCAGCTTCTGGTGGATACTTATGAGGGCAGTGCGGAAGAGTATGCAGCTGCTTCTCAGACGATTATCAATACTGCTCAGGAGACCAAGGATAATGTG